TGAAAGCCCACATCAAAAGTATCAAGTGTGGTTGCAAGTCCTGCACCTGCATCATCTCTTACTTGAGCAGAAAGAATTGATTTTTCTAAGGCATCGGCTGCGCCCTTAGCAAGTTGATCTTGTAACATTGGAAGAACTGCGATGATTGAATCATCATCCAACTCGTAAGAGTAATCAGAGCGTCCTGCAAATTTAACAGAAGTTAATACCTTCATGTCAAGCGTAGGATCACCGACACCAATACTTTTGGTTTCTGCAACTTTACCAAAGGCAGGACGAGCGCTAATTAATGGAATTTCAAATACATTCGTAGGCATTTGAATTTCTTGCGATCTCATCAAGTTTGCAAGAGCAGACTCATTGTATACAGCTTCTTCAAGAGCAGTAGAAAGGTCTACATTAGTAAGAGAAGCACCTACGCTTGATAAGCCCCCTGATCTGTCTACGCTTCCACCTGAGGCAAGAGTTTTTCTTCCTAGTGAATTAGTGCGAGCATTTTTAAGCTGAGTTTCAGTAATTCCGTCATCTTGATGCTTACCAACTAAAATGTTGTGAAGCTGTTTAGATGCTACAGTCAAGTTACCCTTACTGTTACCAAATGGTACTTCAATAGTCATGTTTGTTTCCTCTTGTACAGGATATTCGTGATTAGAGCTAACAGGCAACGCACCAATAGCGGATTTAAATGCTTCAGCTAATTCTTCCTTGTTAATGCCTTCTGATTTAGGAAGAGCAGATTTAATCTTTTCAACTAACTCGTCTTCATTAACTTGCTCGGAAGCATATTTTTTAACTGCTCTTTCAAGGTCTTCCTTGGTAGCAGAGTTTTCAAGCCTATCTTGGATTTGCTCGCTCATTCCGAATAATTCGTCTTGAACGCATCCCTTGATAACTTGAGAAAGTTCTGCCTCAGTAAGAGAGCTTTGATCGACTTCCTGAAGAGTTTCAAGATCAAGACCCGCCTTGACAGCAACTTCTGCTAACTTGTCAAATTCGTCTTGTTGAGCTTCATTCATGTCAACGCCTAGTGATTTAAGTTCTAAGAACCGCTGTTTTTGTGCCTTTGTCATTTCTAATAATTTAGTGTTAAAATTAAGTAATCTATCGTCAATATCTCAGTAGAGTTTTTTGTGCGTCAAGAGTTTTTAGAAAATAATTAAAAAAAATATTAATTTATTTAGATTCTAATAAAATTAATTTTTTTCAATTTTATCTTCTCCTGCTTCTTTTACCACAAATCTTGCATCAGGATTCATAGGTATAGCAACTAAAGAAATCTCCATTAAGTCTACTTCTTCTATTGCTTTTCCATCTTCTTCATATTTAAAGATGCCACCTATACTCATAGTTTGCAGATTACCCTCTGCTACTTGAAATCTTATGTTTTTTTGCTCAGGAGAATTACTTACTGCTCCTTCAATGTATAGTCCTTTATCATCTTCTTCCACATGAGTGTATTTACCTACAATCGTCTTTGTTGAATTAGAATGATCTGCGAGCATTACAGGATTGTTCATAAACTTTTTTATAGTTTTTTTGAATGCTCCTTTTCTCAAGTAGTCACCTGTCCTGTCTGCCTTGGTTACATCTTCATTAGTTGATCCGTACCCTGCAATCTTTACATCTTGGTAATCTATGATTGCACCACTTTCGTCTTTAATGACTTTAAAGGTAGGCTTTCTTTTGTTCGCAAATTTAAAAGATTTTTCTTCTTTATCTACAACTGCTCTTTCTTCTTCGTCTTCACTTGCTAGTATTTGATCTTTCCCAAACTCTAGAATTAAAGAATCTTCTGTTTCTTCAATTCTAAGAATATGCTTAGATTGTGCTTCAAGCTTAATCAACTCTTCCAATACTTGCCTGTGTCCACGTAGACCCGCTTTTGTTTTTGATGCTTTAATTGCATCCAAGCTTAAAGTAACAAAGTTTTCAGTAACAGGATATACATATCTGTTATAAGAGCGTTTTGAATACTCTGTGTTTTGACCTAAGAACCATTTAGAATATTCTTCCCATCCGTAATTTTGAATGTACTCTGACTTTTCGTAACCATCTTCTTTGCCTACTTTTTTATTAGCAATAAGATTGTTAGCTTTTACGGAAGCAATTCTGTTAAAATTAATTGCTCTTTCTTCTAGTTGTTTTCTGCGTTTCCTTGCATCGCTATCCATTCCTATAAGGCTACTGTTTTCTTTATCTTCATTGTCCTGCCAATCTTTACAGACATAGTCTCCAACAATTGGTGCATTTTTCTGTTCGCACCAACCTTTTTTAGCAAAAAGACAAGTGTTGCAAGTTTCATTACTTAGGCAGTCTGCTTTCTTATAACCTTCTATTTCTACTAAAACAGGCATTTTATGAAAGCTGTCTGCTCTACGCTTTGCCCACATAACTCCATTTGTTCCACCTAAGCAGTCCCATACTATAGAGCTTGCATTATCTTCATAAGTTTTTCCTGCAAGAGATTTATGAGTAATAAAAGATGCAATTTTTTGAATTTCTGCAAAAGTAAACTTATATCCTTGTGCAAACTTTCTTGCTACATGAGATGCAAATACATTAGCAACCCTCTTCCCTGCCTTTGTGTCTAGCTGAGCTAATGCGCGCTTAGCATTTTCTATTGCTGTAGAAGGATAGTCATTAAAAGTTTTTTCAAATTTAACTCTTCCCATTGTCCAATCGCTATCAATTAATTCTGCAATAAGACTTTTTGTTTTTTGAATACCAAAGTGCGGTATTATTCCCCACTTAATTAAAGATATAAATGTTCCTGCATTTCGTGGAGTAATTTTTTCACGAAGCAAGTGATTAACATCTATAGCGTGAAGATCACCGTATTTTTCTCTTTGGCTTACCCACTTGTCAAAGTTTACATTCTCGCCTTTTTCATGCTGACTCCACACTTCAAATGCATCATCTGCTAACTCAGATATTCCTGCATTCCATAAAAAGGAATAAGTTTTCTTTAAACTTTCCACATAAGTAAATGGAAGCATTCTAAATTTAGAACGACTTAAAGAAGGATTTTTGTAATCAAACGATACTTGTAATTTTTTCATAGCTTAGTAAAAGAGCGGGTTTGCATCTAAGGTTAGTAATATTTTTTAAATTTATTTCACTCCTTCAATTTGCATCAAGCAAAAAAAACCACCTAAGACTACCCCAAATCTTAGATGGCATTGCAACCCGATACCACTCAGTTTGCTTGTTTGTTTGTATTCAGTCTAATGAAAGTGCGTCAATAGAATAACATCTTGTGTGTCCCACATCCACGCCAATGTCAATGCCCAATCAAACTCTAGCTCTCTATATACCTTTGGAATGCCAACCTGTTCCCTATGGACTCTATTGCTGAGATTTGTTTTTCTAAAATGCTCCATGCTTTTTCATATTCTTCATTCATAGGCTGTAAGTCGCTATCATTTTTATCAACTCCTGTAATAATTTCTACAGCCATTATTTGACAGTCTTTTGCATCAGGCTCTTCTAGGGAGTCTTTTGCTTTAGCTATATCTATGTCATGTATTATGTCTTTGTGCTTTAAAAAGGGTAAATCATTTCCTTCTAGTGCTAAATGCGAAAAGTATCTAGAGTTAAATACAAAAGCCTGAAACTGTTCGTTTTTTAACACGCTTGCTTTATCTTCTTCGTATTTAAAAATTATTTCTTCATCATCATATAAATAAAATTTATTAAATACTCCTCTTCTAACTTTTATCAACACTTCTGACACGCACTCTACTGATCGCTGAATAAAGTACTCAGGAACTTCTATTCCATACTTTTCAGCACTTCTTTTATTTACGTTGTAAGACTGCGCGAAAGAACTTACCTGAAGATGACCTTCTAATTTATGCCCTTCTGATTTTAAATTATCATAAAACCTATCATAGTTTTCTCTGCTCCCTGAATGGATTCCCTCAATGATTGCAGTTAGCCCAATAGCGGTTATCTCATCTAGTAACTCCTGCTTTATGTGGCTTGTTTCTTTTGTCAAATAAGCATCTGTTTGCTCAAAGCTTCCCATCCTGCTTGCTTTTTGCATTGGCTTATACTCAGGAAGCTCTTGCAGTATTAAATCAGGGTCTAAATAAACAGACTCTGACAGTCTTCCACTAGGGTTGTTGTTTTTAAATTCTCTTTTATCTCTTAGGCTTTGCGTGGCGATTGCTCCACCCAATAGTAATATAGCTTTTTCCCCTGCCCATCCTGTTTCTGTTTGATTGCCTGTTATTTGATTCTTTATTGAAGAGTGAACTTCTGATCTTTTTTCATTGAATATTCCTGCTCTTGAATGTGCGTCTAAACTGTCTCTAGAATACTGTCTAGGCTTTGATGGGAATGCAGTTGGGTTAGCTTGCCTTGCTTGATCTAATCGTAGTTGAGTTTCTTTTGCTATCTGTGCTTGCGTCTTAAATTTACTCGGCACCCATGCTCCTGTATGATTAATATGAAACTCCACGCCATCTACTTCTGCTATTGGCACATTTTCTACATTGCAAGTACTCGATCCATTATATGTAAATAAAGGCTCTTCTTTTTCGCACCCCATTACTGAACAATGCGTAATAACCCGAGACTCTTTCATTGCTTGCTTTACGCCCTCGTCTGTAGCCCTACTCATTTCCGTCCTAACAATAGTTGGAATCCTTCTCTTCATTCTTGGTAGCATTTTCCTCAGTCTTATAGAAGTTTCAGGAACTGTCATACCCTCTTTTATTGATCTTGATATTTCGTTCCTTAAAATTTTTCTCGTAGTGTTATTTATCTTGGTTACCTTGCTTGCTATCTTGTATGATCTTTGCCTGTTTTGTGGCTTTGAGCTTGAATTTGGTTTTTCGCCTAGCAATCTCTTTGCATCATTATATGACCCATTAATTGAGTCTGCCTGTATCGCTTGAAGATTTCCTGCTACTTCAAAGTCGCCTAAAGAAAACACTCTTGTTAATGAAGTGTTCCAAGGATCAACTGTTTTGTATGCTTTGAAAGTTGCTTGGTTTTCAGCAATTCTAATAACTTCTTCAATTTGATTTTCAAATAATTTATTTAAAAATCTTTTTAGCCTTACTTTGCCTGTAACTCTGTGGTTTTTCTGAATTTTTAAAAAATTTGAAATTAGAGTTGTCCCATGTTTTTCATAAGTTTCTGCATCCCAACCTCCGTCAGGAGCATAGCTCTTAGTCTCCAACTTCTTCACTTGCCCACCTTACAAAAGTAAGTCCTCCAAGCATATCTAAAATTAATGAATCCACATTTTCATATGTATCATCTTCTGCTCTTCCTAATTCTTTTTCTCCTGCTCGATTTGCATTGGCAATTTTACACATACTTCTGTAGCTGACATTAACTCTTCTAGCTAGAACACTTGCTATGCCCCTAAGCTCAGGTACTGAATAAATACCATTAAACATTTTAGAATCACTCCAATTAGGTTTATGTGTGTCTAAATATGCTAATGCTCTTTTTGCATTTTGAGAGGTAGCTTTAATGTATCCAAACTCGTTGTATTTCCATGATTTAGACTTTATAGATTTTATATCTACAACTTTTTCTAAACTTGCTTCATCCCTAACCCTATTTGCTTGTCTTTCTGCCCACTTCTGTGCGCGCATTCTATTGCTTTTACCTAAGTCGCCACCCCATAATAGCCATGCTACTTGTCCTGCTGTAGGTCTATCTGTCTCTCCTCTTAGATATGCGTTTGCCTTAGGGCTTTCTAAATCGCTTTCATGCCTAAGAAACCAAGCGCTCATTCTTATTACTTTACTGTCAGAAACTTCGCCCCTAGACATTAGCCTAGCTTCTCTTATGGTTTTAGGTGTCAATCCACCACCTCCGTATTTGCTTCTTAACTCTAGTCCCCTGCTTGCATTCTTACTGACATAAGAAGGTACTGATTCTACCTTTTCACCATACACTCCATCTAAGGCTTTTTCTTCTTCATCGTCTTCCTCATCCTCTGCTTCATTCTCTTGAGCTTCAGGCTGTGTTATCTGCTCTTGCGGTATGTTTATTTCTTGCTCAACATCAGGTACTGCATTTGTAACATTTTCAAGAGTTAATGTAGAAGAATCTGTGTAATAATTATCATGATCAGGGTTTTCTGTGGTTTTCAAACCGCATCTTAGTC